TCAAGTAATTATTTTCAAACAAAGACTTGACTTGCAAAAATAATCCGCACAACGCATTGTAAAATCGCTATAATTTTGAACAATAGTGATCGTCCAACCAGTAGGGGTGGCTATGTTGAATGCAAGCAATGAACAAATTGAAACGTTTAATGAGAAAGCGCCTGAAATTTTGGCGGATTTAGCAAAACACACAGAAGTAAAAATTAAAGAAAAAATCGCTGATATTGAGCCAAAACTCGCCCAGCAAATCAGCATTGAAGTGGCAAACCATATCGCACAATGCTGGGGCGGTGAGGTGATTTATATTCCACGAAACCTTGTTTTATTACTAAACGAACGCGACCGGAAGATTTTCAACGAATTCAACGGCACAAATCACCGTGAACTCGCACGGAAATACAACGTGTCAATGCAGTGGATTTATCAGATTGTGAAGAAAATCACAAAAGAAGAAATCGCAAGACGCCAGTTTGATATGTTCGGTAACTCATAACCGATAAAAATGACAAAAAACGTCCGAAAGGGCGTTTTTTATGAGCAAAATAAATTTTATTGGAGTATGATTTTGCCGAACCATTTATAACTTAAGGAAAAAACATGAAAAAACTACTATGTGCCTTTTTTGCTGGTGTGCTAGCTTGCTCATTGACCGCCTGTTCCGAAGATGAAGACCTAAATGCGCCAACGTACGAGGAAACTTCAGATGTGCAAGTAGCCCTTTATAAATTGCTTCCGGAAAATAGTGGTAAAGCAGCAAGTTGTCGAAGTAGAAAAGTTGGTGAACATTACTATCTCGCCTGTAACTATATCTCTGTGGGATCCGCACCATCATCGCTATATGTTTTCTATTACGACAAAGTAAAAGACCCGGTTAAACGCTTTTATGCGTTGAATGGTAAAGCCATGAGCCTATATGATGGACAGTTAAAAAATGAGCCGATTTTAGGCAACTATAAAGACAGTTTTGGTTTGCCTCTGCCGGAAAGTATTAATATGGGCGAAGTAATGAAAGAATTTGAATTTATGCGCAAATAACGTCTTTAAATCAATTTAAAATCAATAAAACGACATCCGTTTTAAACTCCTTTGTAGTCTTACAAAAGGAGTTTTTTTATGTCTTTATCCCTACCTATCACCAAAATTGTGATCCATTGCTCCGCTACTCGTAACGGCAAGCAACTCAGAACAGTTAATCAAACCGCCGCTCAGCGTATTAATGACTGGCACTCACAACGCGGCTTTAAACGTGACCAAATTTTAGCCAAAAAATTCAACCCGCACCTGCCTAATATTGGCTATCACTTTGTAATTGACACTGACGGCACGGTTGAAACAGGCCGAATGGTTGGTGAAGTTGGCGCGCACGTGAAAGGCCATAATCAACACTCACTAGGCATTTGTCTTGTTGGTGGTATTACCACAACTGGCAAAAACCATGGTGAATATACCGAAAAACAATGGCTCGCCTTGCACAAATTATTGCAAAAACTAGAGAGCGAACACCCCAGCGCCCGCATTTGTGGACATCGTGATTTGAGTCCAGACGTTAATGGCGACGGCACAATCACCCCGAATGAGTGGATTAAAGACTGTCCTTGCTTTGATGTTTGGACGTGGCTTGATTCCGAGCAAATTATCAACACAGAACACTTATATAAGGGGTGGTAAATGAGCGTTCCAACCTATTCAGCAAAGGCTAAAAAATCATTTTCACGCGGCTGGAAATCAAGCAATAACGCGCAACGCAACCGAGTTGTAAATAAAGGCATGACCGCCGCCACTGTTTTTTATGCACGTTGGAGACCATGATGGAACGAGAAGTACGTGGCATCACGCTGTTTTCAGTGTTATGGGAGATCATGATTTTTGGTGGCTTTATATCTGCCAATGAGCTTGCAATAAAGAACCTTGTTCAAGCCTATGAGTGGTTGTTTTACTTTTTTACAGCGATTTCGTTGTTGGCGCTTTTATGTGGTACTTCTTCTCTATACCAATATACAAGAGCCAAGTTTTATTGGGAAATGGTAACCAGCACTCTGCTGGGCTTAATGTTGGCCTATTACGGTTATTTTTTCTGCGCGAGTGTACTGACATTATGGGGGTATGTTTCAGCGCAACAAGATTATTTCAATAAGGAAACAGAAAATGGGAATGAAAGAACTGATCACCAACAATGATGGACGATTATCAACGACTGCGTTCATCCAGTTTTTTGGCGCGCTATTAATGGCCGGCGTACTGGTCTATACCGTATGGTTGGATCGTAGTTATGTGGGCGAATTGTTTACGACATTTGCTATTTTTTGCGGCGGTGGCGCGGCAACGAAAGGTTTCGCCAATGCAATGCAAAGCAGAAATAGCCAAGGGGGCGGGAATGATTAATCTTTATATTGTTGGGGCGGCTTTCGCCGTTTTGGCTGGTGTGTTTATCCATGGTCGCGTGCAAGCGGCCAAAATTCGCAAGCAACAAGAAGAGATCGAATTCGTAAAACGTGAAGCGGCCGCAGTCGCACAGGAGTTAGAAAATGCAAACACTGCAAAAAACATTACTGAAACTAACCGCACTTTGTCTAGCAAGTCTGTTGATGAGCAGCTGCAGTCAAAAGGTTATTTCCGTGAAGACTAGCGGATGTTCAGCATTCGGTCTTATTTATCCAAGCCGTAAAGATACAGAAGAAACCAAACGGCAGGTGCTTAATCATAACTTGACTTATGAAAAGATCTGCCAAAAGAAGGAACCTAAATAATGCTAGAAACACTGGAGTTTATCCAACGTCATTGGGCAATCGTTGTGGCGATTGGCGGGGCTGTGTGGACTTATTTTTGGTTGACCATGGACAGCAAATACGCGCGCAAAACCGATGTGTCAGACTTGCGCAAGGCGATTGAAAACAACGAAAAAAGCCTATCGGAAGTGAAAGGCGAATTAAGACATCTGCCAACTTCAAAAGAAGTTGCCGATTTGCGTTTATTAATGACGGAAATGAAAGGCAAAACCGACGTATTAAATACCAACATTGGCAGCCTTAACCATCAAGTGAAGTTGTTAATTGAAAAAGAGGTAAATAAAGAATGATGCGCCAAGATATTTTCACCAAAGATCAAAGATTGGTTATTCTGCGCTCGCTTGAAGAGTGTGGTTATGATGCCAATGAAAGCATTTTAAATGATTGCTTAGATATGTATGGCCACGATATTAGCCGAGACTTAGTGCGAAACCACCTGTTATGGCTTGAAGAGCAAGGCTTAATTACGCTGGCACGTTTAAACAACAATGGCAAAGATTTCTTCGTGGCTACTATCACACAGCGTGGGTTGGATGTGGCACAAGGTCGCGCTTTCGTGGACGGCGTAAAAAAGCCAAGTCCAAAGATTTAAACCCAATTTAAAGGAGGTTTAAATGACCGATAAAAATACACGCGGCCGTGCAAGCAAAGTGGACTTACTTCCACCTAATATCAAAACCCAACTGGCAATGATGTTGCGGGACAAACACCTTTCACAAGCGCAAATTCTTGAAGAAATCAACGACCTGATCCGTGATTGCGGGTTAGATGACAGCTATCAATTAAGCCGCACAGGCCT